TGCTGCTGGTGCTTATGCACAAAACGCTGCTGCTTACCAGCCATTGGTGATCGGTACTGCCGACACTATCGACTTGCTCATCGCAACTGCTACCACTGCACCTACCTCTGGTGTGTTCCGTGTGTGGGCTGTGTTGATGGACATCGATGGTCGCATCGGTGCTGCCTCTGTTGACCGTGAACAATTGGCTTAATAGCTAATTAAATCAAAGGGGTGGCTTCATAATTGAGGCTACCCCTTTCTTGTTTGTATGCTCTATTAGAGAGCGTTTTTATACAACTTAAGAGGATTCTCTAATGGCTATTACTTCTGCACTTTGCACAAGCTTTAAAAAAGAATTGTTGGAGCGTAAGCACGACTTCAACGCAACTAGCGGTCACACTTTCAAGATTGCTCTGTACACATCATCGGCTACTCTTAATGCTTCTACCACTGACTATACAACTTCTAACGAAGTGGTTGGTACAGGCTATACAGCTGGTGGAACTACACTGACAAACATCGATCCTACATCTAGCGGTACTACTGCATTCATTGACTTTGCCGATGCCACATGGCCTAGCGCAACGATCACTGCAGCTGGTGCTCTCATCTATAACACAACGACTGACGGTGGCACAGGTACAACCGATGCCGTAGCCGTGATCTCTTTTGGTGGTGACAAAACCTCTACCAACGGTGACTTCGTTGTTCAATTCCCAACAGCTGACGCAAGCAACGCTATTGTTCGACTCGCCTAAGGAGGCGTAGATGGCTACGACTACCCGTACTGGAGCCGTATATGGCATTGGACATTATGGTGCTGTGCGCTATGGTGTTAGCAATGTTACCTACGTTCCAGACGGTGTTCAAGGCGTAGGCACAAGCGATAGCGGAGTTGTCATTAGTGGCGACTCCAATCACGTTGTTGTTAGCTTAGTATCCCCTGCCATTGTTGGCAGCGTTGGAGTTGTTGGTGTAGCTGTCACAAGCATGGTCGGTGTGGTTAGCACAGGCTATGTAGGCTCTCCAACATTCAGCTTAGGCTGTAGGTTCCCAATTAGCGGCGTTAGCTTCACAGGCTACGTAGGTACTCCCACACTCGTTGCAGCTGCTGTAACACCCCTTACAGGCGTTTCTAGCGCCACTTCTGTTGGAGACACTACTGAGATAGCTGCCGCCGTCACCCTCGTAGATGGATTTGAATCGTCTACTGCAATCGGCACAGTTGATGTAAGGTCAATTAACCGAATCCCAGTAGACGGTATTGAGGCTTCAGCTTCTGTGGGTGATGTAACAGTTGTCGCAAACGCTAACATAACTAGCGTTAGTGTGCAATCTAATGTTACATTAGGTGATGTTGTCGTAATTGCCACTAGCTTATACGCAATATCTGGTGTTTACGCAACAGGATATGTAGGCGACATTAGCATCTTCGAGAATGCTAGACCAACATTCGATGGTGTTTCTGCTATAACAAGCATTGGCACTGTCACTGTTACTGCTGATGTATTCGATTATAATGCTGTAGCACACTTATATAGTAGAATACGCACAGTTTATGTCGAGCGAAAGTCTACAAATAAAGAACGTACTGTGATGGTAAGTGCTGAAGATCGCACGGTGTATGTTGAGAATAGACCTACGGCATCGACACGTACTGCTCATGTGTCGATTATGCCTCGTAAAACGTACATGTATAGAAAGACTACCTCAGCTGATAGAAGCGTGAGAGTTGCATAAGGAAAACTATGTCATTTAGATGGCCTAATAAAGATCAGAATGAAGTGCTTGACTACAGCGTTGATTGGTCACGCTGGTTAAACGGTGCAACCATTTCTTCAGTGACTTGGTATGTTGATGATTCAACAGGTACTAAGACTGCCCTTACATCTGGCAACACTGTCAACGGTATTCAAAACGTTTCTCAAAGCGTTAGCGGTGGCGTAGCCACAATCAATCTTGGTCTTGGTACTAACAATACCGAATATAAATTCTATTGCTCTATGTCAGACTCTACAGGCAGCACAGCTGAGCGAGTTATTAGACTGCGCATCAAGGAACAATAATGGCATACAACTATATCGGTCTTGTTAATGAAGTGAATAGACGACTCAACGAAGTTGAACTCACCTCTAGCACCTTCCCAACAGCTACAGGTTTCTACGCTCACAATAAAGATGCTGTCAACTCTGCCATCCGTGACATCAATCACACGCATTACGAATGGCCTTTCAACCATGTGTTGGCTGAAGAAACATTAACTGCTGGTGTTACTCGCTATGCATTCCCTAGCGATGCCAATACCATCGACTTTGACACCTTCCGTATCAAGGAGAACTCAACCTTTGGTAATAACACTGTCAATCTATCTGTGCTTTCTTATGATGATTATTTGAAGAATAACATCGATCAAGAATATTCAACAGACACATCAAAACGTGCCATACCTTCCGCAATCTTCCAAGCCCCTAGTTTGGAATTTGGTATTGTGCCAGCACCAGATCAAGCATACACAGTGTTCTATGAATACTACCGCATCCCTGTAGATCTTGAGAACTATGATGATGTACCAGATATTCCAGAACGTTTTAGACATGTGATTGTTGATGGTGCAATGCACTACGCATATATGTTTAGAGGCAATGAACAATCTGCTTCTATTGCTAAGGCTAAGTTTGATGAAGGCATTAAGCGTATGCGCACAATGTTGGTCAACCGATATACATACATGCGATCAGGCATGGTGCAACCTTCTAAAGCTTCCAACTTTGGAGACAGGGTTAAGTAATGGCTGACGCATGGCAAACCTATCCCTTTCAGTTTAGCGGTGGTTTAGTTACCAACTTATCACCGTTACAACAGGGCTTACAAGCTCCCGGTAGCGCACGTCTGCTTAAGAACTTTGAACCGTCTGTTGATGGTGGATACAAACGTATTGAAGGTTTTGATAAATATTCAAGTTCTTTTGTTCCTGCCTATGGTGAACCGCTTGTTCACGGCAGTGCTCAAACTGGCACTACCCTAATCATTGCTAACATCTACACAACTCCTGTTGCTGGTGGAACACTCACCATTGCAGGTGTTACAGGCACATACACAATTGCCAGTGGTGGTGTGAGCTATGACTCTACAAATAAAAGAGCAACCCTCACTTTAACAGCATCGTTGGCTTCTAGTCCAGCTGATAAAGCTGCCGTTACCTTTACAAGCCATACTGGTGTTATCAAAGGTGTTGCTGTCTGGGAGGACTCTGTTCTTGCCTATCGCAATAATGATATATACGAATCCACTGGTACAGGTTGGTCTAAGATTAATGTTCCTTCATATGGTACTGTGCTAGTCAACGGCGCAGGTCAATCCGGTAGCTCATTAGTTGTTGATGGTCTGTCTGACACACCAAAAGCTGGTGACACATTCACTGTTGCTGGTGTTGAAAAAGTTTATACAGTCACTACCGATGCTACGGTTTCTGGTGGTGGTGCTACGCTAGCAATTAATCCAGCACTTGCGTCAACCCCTGCAGATAATGCAGCTATCACTTGGAAGTCTACAAACTACAGTAGTGGAATCAAGCTTCGTACTTATAAGTATCGCATCAATGCCACTGAAAAGATTGTTGGTGTTAATAGTTTTGGTTATCCTTTTATTTGGGATCAAAATGAGTTTAAGTTTGTAGACGGCTCTACAGATTTATTCGGTGCAGAGTTTGTTGTCTTTCACAAGAATCAAATGTTCTTTACTAAGGGTGAGCAGATTATATTTACAGCACCATATAGTGACACTGATTTAAATGTTGCTAATGGTGCAGGTGTTATTAATGTTGGTGCTCAAATTACAGGACTGGTTGTATTTCGTGAAATCCTCATCATCTTTACTGAGCGATCAATCAATCAGCTAACAGGCAATACTCTTGCTGACTTCAATTTGCTTCCTATCACACGTAATGTAGGCTGTGTAGCCACTGACACTATCCAAGAAATTGGTGGTGATATTATGTTCTTAGGCCCAGAAGGGTTGCGACTGCTTAGTGCTACCGATAAGATTGGTGACTTAAACATTGGTGTTGTATCTAAGCAGATTCAAGACGAAATGACCTCGCTCATTCAATCAAGCAGTAGTTTTGCCAGCGTTGTAATTAAACAGAAGTCTCAATATCGCTTACTTGGTTATAACGCTACAGCTACAGCAAGCTCTACAAAGGGTGTGCTTGGTACACAGATGACAGGTGACAACACGTCTGCCATTGCTTGGGCTGAGTTGTCTGGTGTTAGAGCCTATGTTGCTGATGGCAACTATAAAGACCAAACAGAAACCATTGTGTTTGCACATGATGATGGGTATGTCTATCAGATGGAAAGTGGCAATAGCTTTGATGGATCAAATATCTTAGCTAGCTTTGCCACCCCCTATGTACCAATTAATGACCCAAGGGTGCGCAAGACTTTCTATAAGATGTTCTTGTATACAGATCCTCAGGGAAGTGTGACAACCTCGGTCAACTTGAAATACGATTTTGACGACTATGGAAGCATTCAGCCAGCAACAATTACGCTGTCAAATAATGCAGGATCTGTAGGTTTTTATGGTAGCAATAGTGCTACTTATGGTACAACTGTGTACGGCACTAAGCTTAAGAAACTATTCCAAACACAGGTGATTGGCTCAGGTTTTACTTTTTCGTGACAGTTTGTTTCAGATTGACAAGACCCAC